GACTGTACATCCCTGCTTACATTATCAAGGACCACTTCAGCTATTTCAGCTTCTTGAAGACCAGATCCCAGTGTGTTCACTGGACTCTCTCCAATGCTGGTCAGCATGACATTGACAGCATCTAGTTCAGTAGTAGGTGTGGTTACACTCATAGTTGTTTTAATGTGTGGGAAAAGGAGGGACTCTGTAGCGAGAGGTGTGTGGGAGGTGGGTGGAGCTACAGAGTTACCCTCCCCTAAAAAAGAAAAAAGGCAGAGCAAGCCCGTTAGGTCTTACATGGAATTACCAATGCCCCTCACTTGATGCCTTAAAATGCTATTAAGAAACAGGAGCTTTAAGAGCTACTGCCATAGCAGGTCTGAGTACGTTATGGCCCATCGCATATTTGGACACAATTAACGTACCCTGTCGTTGAATTTGATACTCAGATTCGACACTGAGATCTAGTAACTTAACAGTAGCTACTGCATCTTTATGCATGACCAACGCACGTACCTGTCCAGACTCTGCACGTAAGTCAACATTACCAGTACCTGATGCATCAAGACCGCCTACTGCACCGATCTGACTGTCTGTACCGTCACCGTCATAAGCAGCAGGAATGTCATAAACATCACCACGATTTGAGTGAGGTGATCCTAATGGTTCAGGACCAGTAGTAACACCAGTAGACCAAAGGTTATCACTATAAGCTGATGAGCTATAGGAACCCATGTGAGGTGTCTTAACTACAGGAATACCTGCAATTGAAGGAAGATTTACACTGGTGTATGATCCAGTTCCTCCAATGTCTCTGTTAAATACAACAAGATCTGCCAAACTTTCACCGTTAGTAGCAGCCATGAAAAGTTTGTAGTACTGGTCAGTTCCAGTGACACAAACTAAATCTTCAAGAGGTGCTCCTGCCATCTCAAGAATACGTTTAGCTTCAATGATACCTTCTACAAAGTACTTGAGCTTTTTTGAGTTAGCAAAAGAAGATGCAAAATCTACATTTGCAGTGAAGTCTTCATCGTCAAATGCTTTGTAGTCATCGATGAGTTTAGAAGCACGTTGCTTATTAGTGGCAAGTGCAGCTTTAACCGCAGTTCTAATGATGTTTTGATCTGCTACTTTAGAAAGTCCATAACCTGCTTCCTGAGTGTAGACGGATCTGACATCATAATGTTGCATCGCCTCGTCTATATTGGGTATAAACTGGGCATTAATTAAGAGATCATCGACTGTTACAATTCGCTCAGAATTCTTTGCAGTTGCAGCAGGTGCAATCTCTTCTCCTGGGGTATGATAAGCAGCATCACGGTACTTACCTGTCATAATAAACTGGGCCGATTTCCCTTTAGAAATGGTCCTAGTACGGCAGTATTCCATCATGATGTTCTTCGTCTGGAAGGCGGTCATGACCTCACCTGCGTACAATTTTAAAAATAAACTACGAGTATCGTTGGCAGCATTAGTTTGACCAGAACGATGACCCGTATAATCAATCGCATTAGAATTACCTAATGGCGATGTACCTGTAAAAGTAGCCATATTTCCTTAGTTTAGCTATAGGGTTTAATTGTGCCTGTATAACTATCCTAAGTTTCAATTAGAGTTGTCCTCCTCGAAGGGCTAAAATCTACTCCGTTAGTATCTGTTTTTATAGGTCACATAAGATTAGATCGTGCAAGTTTTTCTGCAACTTGATCACGGAATGCAGGGTCTGTTGCGTACTGTGGATCTGCCATAGCACTCCTTAGTTCAGCGAGTGATTTAAATGATCCAGTACTAGGTGTCCCTGTATCACCACGTAAAAGGTTAGGTTGTGAGTTCTCTGCCATGTAACGTGCATTAAGATTCTTAATTGCAAACATGGAATCAGAGGGGTTTGAACTGTCCATAGCACGGTTGAAAGCATCAACTTCATTGGAAGGCAAATTATTCGTTGCCCATTCCACCATGTTCTTGAAGTTTTCTTGACCGCCTACTTCACTATATGCACTTTGTACAAACCGTTCTTGAAGTGCTTGTTGTCCTTCGATCCAGCTATCCACCATCTCTTTAGGAATACCTGCTTTAGCAAGCTCATTGTATGACTTTCCAGTAAGTCCACCTTCTTCGTTATATTCCTGGTAGTACTTATCGAAACTCAGTCCCTTATCTTCAATGAAATTTCTAGCCTCATCTTGAGTGGCTTGCTGTTCTTGTACTTCAGACTCATACCTTCCTTCTTCAGCTTGCTGTGGTTCCTGTCGATTGGAATGAAATTCCTTTTCAAGCTGACCATAAGCCTGTGCTAGATCCTCTGGACTGTTGAACTTTTCTGGAAGCCAAGTAGGACGGTCAGGATCATTAGCTTGAACACTGTTAGCATTCTCTGCTTTCTCTATCATCTCCTGAACATGCTCTTGACTCTCAGGTGGAGGTGCTTCATGCGTTTGTACTACGTCTACCATTATTGTCCTTCTGCTTGTTGTTGCATCATTTGACCTTCTTTCATTGCTTTAACAACTTCAGGTGCTGCTCGTTCTCCAGCCTTCGCCATAGTTTGTTGCATTAACATCTGTTGTTGTTGCTGTTGTTGTGCTTGCATCTCCTGCTGTTTCTGTTCTTCTGTTTTAAGAAGTCCTTCTGTGTCAATTCCTAAAGATGCACCTAATCGATCTATGTACTCAGGAATATTAATCTCCTGCTGTACCACTTCTGGACCCAAAGGTTGTAGATACTGTAAGAATCCTGCGAGTTCATTGAGATCCTGTCCTCTTCCCAATGCCTCAACACCAGTAACGATCATAGGCTTCAATGATTCGTCAGGGAACTTAGGCAGTTTCTTCTCCCTTTGCATCCTGCTCATGAGGATTGACACTAATGGTAGTTGAAACTCTTGACTTAGGATGGAGTAAACTCCTCCTAGTGCAGTTTCGAGTTCTTGATATGCCCTTCGTATTTCTTCTGCGGTGACACGTTCTGCATCTCTTCTTATCGCAGAGTTATTGAGGAACGCATAGGACAGTCTTTCTGTGAGAGTCCTGATTGTTTCCTGTGCTACACGAAAGTCATTGAACTTCTGTAATTGAAGTGTGCTGACATCATTAGCATCTCCCATGACGATTGCACCATTGGGACTGTCTGCTAATGATTTTAACCTTGTGGTCCCATTG